GCAAAAGGCTGGAACAAATTACATCCTAAGAAGTATGCAGGTACCGTATCAATTGACGGTAGTGCAGATAGCGAAGGGATTTATACAATCTAGTATAATACCTATGAGTATAAAAAATGTCAAACCAACAGTAAAGTCAGGATTTAAACAAGGTTATTATAAACCGCATCACCCTGAAAAGTATATAGGTCCTGCACCTATCATATATAGAAGTTCGTGGGAAAGAAAATTTTGTCATTGGTGTGATCATAATGAAAATGTAATTAGTTGGGTATCTGAACCGTTTGCAATTAAATACTTTAATGTTTTAGACAAAAAGTTTCATAACTATTATCCAGACTTTTATGTTAAGATGGATAAGGATGGAATCATTGAGGAGTATGTAGTTGAAATAAAACCAAAAGAACAGTTAAGAAAACCAAACCCTCCTAAAGTTAAGACCAAAAAAGCAATTGAAAACTTTAAATATGTTTATGAAATGTATGTAAAGAATCTATGTAAAGCTGATGCTCTTAATAAGGCTGCGGCCCAAAGAAATTTTAAGGTTATGTTATTAACTGAAGATTCAAACCTTTTCTAAGATGATTATAGGGAATTTTACAGATGATTTAGATTTATACATTGCAGAGAATAAAGGGCAGGCTCGTGCTTCTAAAGCATCCTCTAATGATTTATTAGCAGCAGGAATAAAAGGCACAGGAGTATTGGATCAAGGAAGAATGTATACTTTTAGATACTTTACTGAAGATGAAGACTTTTATGATACGTTTCCTATTGTAATTGGTTTAGGTGCGGTACCTGGGTCAAGAACTAATCAACTTGGTATTAATTTACATTACCTACCGTATGATGCAAGAATACCTTTTATTGAGGATATCATAAAATCATTTGGATCTTTCTTTAAATCTCAATTTAATTTTGCTGGAGAAATAGCAAAACAATCATACAATAAAAATTTTACTTATGAGGCTGTTAAAAAATCATTAGGTAGAAAATATAACTTAACATATGCAATTAGACAGTACAGGTTAGATCGAATGAAGGATCCTAAAATCATAGGATATGAAGATTGGTATATGGGTGCGGTTAATGATGATAACAATTTCTTCGGTGGAGATATTAATCAGGCGCAAGCATTATATTACAAGAATATATAAAACATAATAACTACAGAATATGGCAGGATTTACAAACAGGCGAGGTCCTCTGACGGATTCCAACCCGGTAAGAAAGATTCTTAAGGATCTTTCCAATCTAGGTATGGCATACGATGATATGATCATTCGTAATTCCAGAGCAGTAGGATTTACCGAAAATGCTATGGGATATACAATGAATCCTATGGGATCTGATGCAGACGATATGTATGCTGCATTTGCCGCGTTATCCTTAACTGATACAAGTCTTAAAAAGAATATTTCATTCTTTGATAAAGACTATGAAAAGAAAAGAGAACAACTTAGAACATTTGCCGTTCAGGATGAAATTGAAGATATCCTAGATGTTATTTGCATATGCAGAGTTTAATGGAGAAATTAGTAATTCTATAGAAGAAGAGATCGGAGATATCTATAATAATATCTATAGTTACTTTGGCTTTAACGATGCAGTACAACCTTGGAATTATTTCCGTAAATGGTTGGTTGATGGATATCTTGCATTTGAGATTGTTTATAATGATAAGCAAACTGAGATCATTGGATTTAAAGAACTTGATCCAATATCATTAATGCCTGGTCTTGATACTGAAACTGGTAAAAAGATGTGGGTTCAGTATAAAGGCGGTGGACCAAAGGAAAGAAAACTTTGGGATTCTCAAATCATTTACCTTTCATATTCTCAGGTTAATTCACCACAAAGGATATCATACGTAGAAAGACTTATTCGTTCCTTTAACCTATTAAGAATTATGGAAACTACCAGAATTATTTGGTCAGTTTCAAATGCGTCATTCAAAACACAATTTATTATCCCAGTTGGTGGTAAATCTAAAACGAGAGCAAAACAATCTCTTGCACAGTTAATGAATTCATACCGTGAAGTAGTAGACTTTAATTACGAGAGCGGTGAAATTCAAACTAACGGTAAACCAATGATGCCGTTTAATAAAGAATACTGGTTACCATCTAAAGATGGTGAACAACCTGAAATTAGTACTATCGGTGGAGATGGTCCTGATCTAGGGGATACTGAAGCACTTAAATACTTTGCTGATAAATTAAAGCTTGCATCAAAGATTCCATTTTCACGATTTGATAAGGAAGGTGGAAATACTTATGATATGGAAGCAAGCGGTATGTTAAGAGATGAAATTAAGTTTTCTAAATTTATTGATCGTTTAAGATCAATCTTCCAGGAAATTCTTATTAAGCCTGCATATCTTCAAATGTGTCTTAACCACCCAGAACTTAAAAACGATGTGGCCTTTAAGGCTGGTTTGGCATTAAGATATATTAAGGATAATGTGTTTGAAGAAATGAAAGAAATGGAACTTCAAACAAAAAGAGTTGACTTTATTGGTAATATGAAAACTCAATTAAGTACAATGGATGAAAATATGACAGAAATACCATATTTTGATCTAGGATGGCTAATTAAGAGATATGGTGGATTTACTCAGGATGATCTAAAAGCAAATGAAAGAGCTAAAGAACGTTCTGACTTAAAGGCACAAGGGTACACTGAAGAGGATATCGAAAAGATTCTGTTAGGTGCCGACAAAAAACTTTTTAAACCAGAAAAGGATGCAGGTGGCATTGAAGAGGATCCACTGGCGGGTTTAGGATAAAAACTTTATAAGTTGATAATATATAAATCAAATAACAAGTAGAAGATGTCAGGAAAAAAACTATTAATTCTTGAGAGATCACAATCTAATCTATCGTTTAAGACAGATGATGATGGTGCAGTCGTATTAGAAGGCGTTTTTACAGAATTTGGAGTTCGTAATAAGAACAATAGAATATATGAGGAAAAAGAAGTTTTACCTCATATTAATGAACTTCAAGAAAAGGTAAAGACAAATAAGCTTTTAGGCGAATTGGATCACCCAAAAGATTTTGATATTAGCCTCTCTAATGTATCACATGTAGTAGAATCTTTAAAATATGATTCTGAAAATAAACAAGTTATTGGAAGAATTCGTTTACTTAATACTACTAAAGGTAAGGAAGCCCAAGCTTTAATTAAAGATGGTATTCCTCTTCATATTTCAAGCCGTGCTGCTGGAACCGTTGATGAAAGCGGAAAGGTAAAGATTAAGAAATTCTTTACTTATGATCTTGTAGCAGATCCTGGATTTGAAAATGCAGAACTTGCAAGAGTTAATGAATCTTATGGATTCGATGACGACAATACTTTATTCATTTACGAAATGGAAGAAATTAAAAATACAGAAGATAAAAAAGAACCAACAATGGAAAATCAAAATTTTGTAACCGTTGAGGATTTTCAAAAATACACTGAGTACGTTCAAGGTGTATTGAATAACGTTAAAGAATCCGCCAATTCAGATAATTCTGAAATCGTTGAGAAACTTATTAAATACAGCGAACATATTGCAGAAAAGGTAAATCAGTTAAATGATTATGCTGAGTATCTTTCTGAAAACCTAGATAAGAGTATTTCTTATTCTGACTATTTAGCAGAAAATGTAAATAAGATTAAGAGTTACACTAGTTATTTAGCTGAAGAATTAGATAACTCTATTCAGTATGCTGAACATGTTGCTGAAAAAGCCGATAAGGGAATCCAATATACAAACTATTTAGGAGAAAACCTTGAAAAAGGAATTGAATATTCTGAATATGTTGCTGAAAAGGTTGATCAAAATATTGCATATTCTAATTATTTAGCAGAAGGTTTATCAAGGAGCATTAAATATTCTGAATACATCGCTGAAAATGTAAACGGTGTTTCTGGAACTGCTATTAATGAATCATCTGTTTCTGAAGAAGAAGGCGTTTGCGAAAAATGTGAAAAGGTTCACGAAGGAACATGTGAATCTTACTCTGAAGAAACTAAGTCTAATAAGAAAGAATATAAAGATTCAATTGAAGAAGCATTAAATAAATTAATTGCAAAAGCTGAAGCAAAAACAAAAGTTGTATCAGAAATGCACTTTATGAACTTCCTTTCTGAGTCTAAGAAAAATGAATTCTCTTCTCTATCTGAAGAAAAACAACAAATGATTGTTGAATCAATGAATGTAAAACCAATTATGTCAACCGTACAGGCTGAAAACATTTGGGAATCATGCTTTATTGAAAAGAAGAGAGAATTAAACTTTATCAGCGATATGCCTGAAAAGTATACTGCAAAATGGGAAGCTCTATCAGAATCTCGTAAAGCTCAAATCATTGCAGAATCTAAGTTCTATACATTAAGTACTCCTTATGCAATTAATAATTTCTGGTCAACTAGAGATTTAAGACCATCTCAGGTTGAATTAGAACAAATTAATGAGAGTAAGACTGCTGCTGAGGCTACCACCCAAAAAGAACCGTTAGTAAATGAATCATTTGCTGCTGATCTAATCAGTAAGGTTAAGTTCAATATCGGTAGATAAAACTAAAGAACTATAATATATAAATAACAAATCTAATAGCTAAGAAGCAAAGAGCTACAGATTGATTAATAAAACAAACAAAAAAACAAAAAACAAAATGTATTCAAATCATTTAATTAATGAGGCTGAAGTACAAAAGACGTGGGCACCTATCATTGAGGAGGCTACTGGTATCACTGAGAAGTCTAAGTTATCTTGGATGTCTAAGTATTGCCACTACCACAATCTTAATGAAAGTGTTTACAATACTGTACACCTCAATCCAAACATGAACGTTCAGTCAATGGGCGCTCCTACTTTCCCTGGAGATCCTACCTCACTGAACGCATTCTATTCACAGGCCCCAGGTTCTGGTGATAGACCATTCTCTTTGTTGCCACTTGCTATGCAGGTTGCTGCTCAGACTGTAGGTCTTGATCTTGTACCTGTAGTTCCAATGCAAGGTCCTATGGGAGTTCTTACTTACCTAGACTTCGTATATGGTGGTGGTCGTACATCTCAAGCAGGTGGAATTAACGGTAACTCTGCTCCGTTAATGATCAAAGTTCCTCTAACTGTTGCTACAGGTGGAGACTTAGCGGCAAATGACCTTATCTATGTTGGTACTGGTTCATTCGGTGCATACGAATTAACTTACGTTGGTAAGTCTCGTATCGACGGATATCCAATCTTCCGCGTAAGAGGTAAAGGTACTGATGTTGCTCAAGGAACTGATCCTTATGCACAAGGTGAAGAAGGTTACCAACCAATCTACGTATCAATTACTTCTAGTACTGATGGTTATTCTGATGATCCTTTATCAGTAATTCGCGTTAACTTTGACGGGGCTCCTGAATTAGTTAAAGCATTAGAAGACCATATCGTTGGTTTCTCTGGTAATGCCTTTGCTGAAAACAACCCTGCATCTGGTACACCTACTTTTGGTGCAGAAGCAATCAATGGTGTTGATCCTTATCAAAGAGGAGATGGCGAATCTACGCCTGATAACATCATGGGTCTATCATTGTTCAACAAATCAGTTGCTGCTAAAACTTATCAAGTTGCTGCCGCTGTTACTCGTGAGCAAGTACAAGACCTTAAGCAATTCGGTATCGATGCAGTTGCTCAAGTAGAAGCTGTATTGGTTAATGAATTAACTCAATCTATTAACAAGTATATCTTGGATAGAATCTTCAAGAATGGTGTAACTAACGCTTACCAAGTATCTCAAGTTGATGGTACTGTTCTTTCAGCTGCCTTCACTACAGGTGCTACTGGTGCTGTTGTTATTCCTCTTGGAACTGACAATACTGGCATTAACCGCTCTGTAACTGTTACTTCAGTATCAGTTGGTGGTGGTGGCGAAACTCAAGGTACATTGCAACGTAGAATCCTTACTAAGATTCTTGCTGCTTCTAACTTGATCGCTACTCGTGGCCGTAGAGGACCTGCTACTTTCGCTGTAACTGGCGGTAAGATGGCATCTGCTCTTCAGGACATCGCTGGATTCGTTGCTTATCCTCTTTCAAATACTGTTAACCAAGCTGGTGGTTCTCTTTACCCAATCGGAGCTATCGCAGGTGTTACTGTATATGTAGATCCAAACAGAGACTTTAACGATGTTAAGATCGCTGTAGGTCGTAAAGGTGATGGTAACTCTCCTGGTTTAGTATTCATGCCTTACTTAATGGCTGAATCTGTTGAGACAATCGCAGAAGGAACTATGGCTCCTAAGATCGCGGTTAAATCTAGATTCGACTTAGTAGACGCTGGATTCCACCCACAAACTATGTACTATGTATTGAACTTCAACTTCAACGGAGTTGATATCATCTAATAAATAGTAATCATACTGTTTGAAAAGGTCCGCTTCGGCGGACCTTTTTTTGTCTTAAATATATAAAAAAACAAAATAAGAT